ACTGCTTTAACTTATGATGCTACTGCGACCGCATTTAGCGACCTTTCTGCAGGCGAGTTTTTTGTAGAAGTAGCCTCAAATAGTCTAACTTTTGCAACCACAAAAGTTACTGCGGGCGCCGCGAATGCGTTTGCAATAGTTGCTGATTACACAGCCATGAGTGCGAATCTGGTTCTTACTCAAATAACTGTAAAAGGTAAGAGAGCTGATGGAACTACATTTACAGAACTACGAGAACAGAGTTTAACAAAAGTTTTCCCTACTGCCGCAGTTAAATTAATAGCAGATAACTATACAGCTAAGTTTGAACAGAGCGCAAACCCAGTTACAACCAGTTCAATACTATCTGCTATTATATCTGGATTGGATTCGTCAGATATACACTATAATTTTATAACTGATATGGCAAACGCAGCGGCTACAAGTACTGCTAGTGCCACCTCAGGTTTAACTATTTCACTAGGTAGCACGACCACAGCCTCATATCCGATTACTGTCAAAGTACAGGTTAGACAGGGCACAAATCTTAGCCCTGCAAGCCCTATTGTATTAGCTGAAGATAGTATTACTATTAACGCTCTTCGAGACGGAGCGGCTGTAAATATAACTGCAAGTAACTCTTCATTTAACTTTAATGCGACTGCATCTGGAGAAACCCCTAATAACTTTATAAGTAATCTTAGAGTTAATCTAGACGGAACTAACTTTACCTATGATGGTACGGTATCTCCTCTCACCAATACTTTTAGCTATGGTACTCCTGTTGCAGTTGACTGTTTGGCGGTAAATCCTTTCCCTGCAAGTGGTGCTGTAAGTTTACAGGTCAATGGTATTAATACTACCCAGATCTCCACATTAACTGCTAGTTTATTTTTGCCACTTATAAATAATAATACTGGCGCTGAAATAGGTACTATGCCCTTTGCATTTACAAAAACATTGGATCAGGAGACTGCCGAAAGTAGAGCAATTTCTGGAAATGCCCTTAATAGTACGCAATCATCAGACTGGTTAGATGGTACTACACCACTAACCTCTAATACTTGTGCTGGAGTTGTTGCTGCGGTTTTAGCTCTATCAGGAGTGAGTGCTTTGGTTTCGGGAGACAGAGTCACCTATGACAGTGGTACGGGCGGTACCAATAGTGTAGGAACTAGAATATATAAAGGTGTTCGCAGAACTTCGTCAAATACATCTAGTAGTCCTACAGATTGGAGTAGTTTAGTTACCGAAAAGATTGAAGGTAGCGCGATAGTAGATGGAACGTTAAGTGTGGGCTCTTTCACAGCGGATTCTGCCTTTACTCAATCTTTAAGTGTGCATAATAACCTAACTATTGGTCAAAGTGGTGCGGGTGGAAATATAAATGGAGCAGTTCGCAGTTACGGTAAAGATAGCTTTACTGATGATGATTCGGGCTTCTTTATGGGAATAGATAGTGGGACTTCTCAATTTTATGTAGGCACTGCTACTGAGAACATAAAATTTGATGGTACAAATATCTCTATGGCAACAAACTCAGGAAACTTTACTTATTCTAGTGCTGCCCAAAATACAACTAGTAGAATAGTAATAGACGGAGATCAGATAAAAATATTTGAGGGATCTCAGGAAAGGGTAAGAATTGGAAATCTTACTGGTTTTTAATAAAAAAGGGGCGCAAGCCCCTTTTTACTATTTGAATATATCTTGCCAATTACCTGTGGTACTTGCCTTAGCATATTCTGTAGCACGATTCTCAAAGAAGTTAGTATGCTCGACCCCGTTGAGAATATAGTCTAGCCACGTTAGTGGGTTCTTATCGCTACCAAAGATTTTCTTCAGTCCTAAACCTAGTAGTCTTCGGTCAGCAATATAGCGAATGTACTCTTTTACTTCTTTAGGCTCTAGACCCGGTACATCTGCTCCTTCAAAACAAAGATCAATAAATGCGTCCTCTAGCTCAACAGATCTCTCTGCCGCACAGTAGATTTCATACTTAAGATCATCGTTCCATAACTCTGGGTTTTCTTTAATAAATGTACGGAAAAGCTGAGACATTCCTTCTACGTGTAAGGTTTCATCTCGTATAGACCATGTAACAATCTGCCCCATACCCTTCATCAAGTTGTGTCGAGAGAAGTTCAACAAGATAGCAAAACTACTAAATAGTTGTACTCCCTCTGTAAATCCAGAATAAATAGCCATAGTCTTGGCTATATTCATTTTAGTATCCATGCCAAAGTTACTTAGATACTCATGTTTATCAAGCATTTCTTTGTGTTCAAAAAACTTTTGATACTCATCGTCGCCATACCCCATAGTCTCTAATAGCAAAGAATATGCTTCCTGATGTACTGCTTCCATTGCTGCAAAAGCGGATAACATCATTCTTACTTCAGGCTGTTTGAATGTTGGCAAGTAGTGTTTTGCATAGCCACAGCAAACATCAACGTCAGCTTGAGTAAAAAAACGGAAGATATTAGAAAGCAATAATTTATTGCCTTCACTTAGATTCTCCCGAAAATCTTTCAAGTCATCAGCAAGATTCACTTCGTCTGGAAGCCAATGCATATGCTGCTGAGTTTTATAGTGTTCAAAAGCCCACGGATAGTTAAATGGCTTATAATACTCTCGTTCTTCTAGTAAATTACTCATGATAACCACTCCATTATGTCAGCCTTGCTTTTTCCGCCCACAAGACGACCCTGCTCAACACCTTCACTAGTAAGTAATACTAGTGTAGGCACTCCGCGTATTCCAAATTCACCTGCTAAATCAGGTTGTTTATCTATATCTATATTTTCTACTGGATATGGTAGTACCATTTCGTCAAGAGTTTTCTGTAACATCTTGCAAGGCGCACACCACTCAGCACTAAACTTTAATACTTTCATTTTATCCCTCACACGCTAAACACGCGCCTTCGTCAATACTGTCGAATATATACTTACGCAGAGCTTCATCTGAAACTGTTTCTGCACGTTTAATTGCTTCACTTCTCAAATAATACAAAGTTTTTACGCCCTGTTTCCAAGCCATCATGTGTATAGCATGAAGTTCTTGTTTTGATACGTTTGCAGGAAAGAATACGTTTAGAGACTGGCTCTGGCATATTTCTTTCTGTCGATCTGCGGCAAATTCAATTACCCACTTTTGGTCTATCTCTACTGCGGTTTTGAATACGTCTTTTGTGTAGTCATCTAAAAATTCGAGATGTTGAACAGACCCGCTATTAGTGATAATACTTTTCCAAACGTCATCCGTATCCATCCCAATATCCCGCAAACAGTCTTCCAGATACTCGTTTTTAAGTAAACTAGAACCGCTTTTAGTTTTCTGAGTAAAAGCATTAGCCCTGTAAGGCTCAATGCTAGGACTAGTATTACCGCAGATAATAGAACTACTAGCGTTAGGAGCAACAGCCAAAAGATGAGCATTACGCACTCCAAAGCCTTGTGCATCAGGGCATTCACCCCTTTCTTGTGCGAGTTGTTTTGTAGCACGAACTGCCTCCGATTTAATTCTGTTAAACATTCTATTATTAGCTCCTTTTGCAAGTACGCTTTCAAACGGAATGTGCTGTCTTTGAAGGTAAGCATGGAAGCCCATAGCACCCAGACCTATACTTCTTTCTCTCTGTGCACTTAACTTTGCTCTCTGTAGCTCGTCAGGCGCGTTATCAATAAAGAATGTAAGAACATTGTCCAACATTCGTACTAGATCAGGGATAAACATATTATCGTTTTTCCACTCATCATATTCTTCCAGATTTACACTTGATAGACAGCATACTGCCGTACGATCTTCTGTAGTTGGAAGCGTAATCTCAGAGCAAAGATTTGAATGATGTACTTTTAACCCTAACGCTCTTTGATAGTCTGGCATCGCCTCTTCTACTGTATCACCGAACATAATGTAGGGCTCTCCAGTTTCTACACGATTCTGGATAAGTTTTACCCAAAGTGTTTTGGCTGATACTGTTTTTGTTACTTTACCACTATGTGGGTCAATCAAGTCCCAAGAGTCATCAAAGCCCTCTTCTCGTGTCGCACCTTCAATCAATTCCATAAATGAGTCAGAAACAACGACACCATGATGAAGATTTGTAGACTTTCTGTTAATATCGCCGCCCGTAGGCTTACGAATATCCAAAAACTCTTCAATTTCTGGGTGAGACATTTCCAAATATGCTGCATAACTACCTCGTCTTGTTACTCCTTGTGAGAACGCCAACATTTCGGCATCCACTACTTTTAGAAAGGGTATTACCCCAGTGCTTTCACTCCCTGCACTAGTCCTAGAACCCACGGAACGGACATCGTTCCAACACCCACCGACACCACCGCCAACAGAAGATAAGAAGGCATTTTCTGTATAATGGTCAGTGATTCCTCCGCGTGAGTCCTCCACATAATTAAGAAAACAACTAATAGGCATACCACGTTTAGTGCCACCATTAGAAAGTATGGGAGTAGAAAACATAAACCACAATTTACTAGCATAATCATATAACCTCTGTGCGTGTTCTTCATCGTCTGCAAAAGCTCTTGCGGCTCGTGCAAATGCGTCTTGAGGGGATGTTTCGCCCTCTACTAAATATCTATCTTCTAAGGTCTTAATACTAAACTCGGAAAGATAATTGTCTCTTTTATAATTAAGCTGCACTGCTCATTCTCCCTTCAATTTCGGACACATTGTCCTCCCCTATTGCATCGTCGCAATATGTTACTAAATCCATCAACTCATAGTTTTGCAATAATGTTTCGCCATTCTGATTCAGCTCTTGTATGTACTTATACTTCCCATCAAGAGGTATGTTATCATAGATAGTCATCGCATCCCCATACATACTAATAAGTTGCTCAGCTCGTTTCGGCCCAATACCATTGATTCCAGGTACGTTATCCCCTTTATCGCCTGTAAGGCACTTGAAAGAAATATATTCTTCTGGAGAGACGTTATAATGCTCGTTCCAGTTGTCTATAGTTACTTCTTTTCTTGTTACATATGAGAAGCGATTTACACTTTTTTGTATCAGTAAATCCCAGTCTCGGTCACTTGATATTAGCCAAATCTCTTCTAATCCATACTGCTGTTTACGTTTTACAAGGTGGGCAGCAAGATCATCTGCCTCTACACCTTTGAAACGAAGAACTTGATAATCTTCTGCTAATAACTCTAGTGTTTCTTCATACTCTTCAAAGAAGTCCAAAAATGCTTGCTTCTCTGTTTCAGTTTGTTCTGCGTACTTGTCTTTTCGATTCTGCTTGTATTCTGGTAAAATCTCTCTACGATAGGTAGATGAACCCCAATCTGCTGTAATAATTATATTACCACAGTTGTAAGAGTTTGCTAATGACTTTACTACTGCTACATAATCGTGTCGAAAATCTGTTCTGCCTTGATGTTTCCAGCGGAATGCTAGGTTTAGTGCATCTACTATAAGTGCCGTACCCGCGTTTCCACCCATTCTTTCTTCAAAATCAAAAGCCACCTATCCACTCCACTTCTTCTCGTAGAAAATCTTCGGCTAGTAGTATGTAACAGTCCAGAAACGCGATCCAGATATAGTCATCTGTTGTTTCTGGTGTTTGCTCCGTAGCTACAAATACCTTAGATCTATCATATTTAAAAAATAACAAAGGCTTCTGATCTCCGCCTTCTGCTTGTATTACAATCTTTTTCCACCACTTTATAAGGTTATTCGTCTTTTTAGCCGTTAGTATCTTATCTGAAAAGGGTGAATCTTTGTAGTTTTTTACTTCGATGCAATAATGGTTTCTCTGATTGGGGACATATAAGTCCCCTTTCAGATATTCCAATGCACCAGAAGCGGGTACTCTTTCAAACTTTAACCCTGTGGCTTCTCGAAGCATATCTCTTACAAGATACTCGCCACGCGCTCCTTTTGCTCTCGAATCTACCATGCTTACTCCAATCTGCTAATGTTTTCTTCTTTCACTACTTCGATCTTTTCTAGTAATGGATGAGACCACCCATGTGATACCAAATACGTATTAAGATCTTCTCGAAGTAGAACTTCTACTAGTCTTTCTTTTCCTGCGTCATCTAGTACGCTGATTACTTCATCTAAGAACAATATATTGATTTTGGACTTAGAAATACTACTCATTAGCTTACGAATTGCTAGTAGAGTTGCAGTGTTCACGCGGGCTAATTCACCCGATGAAAGAGCAAGAATGTCAATAACATTGCCTGCATCAGTGATTTGCACATTCAATTTGTCGTTCGATACTATAAATTCTAGTGTAAATCTGCCGTCAGAGAGTTCTGCCAAATAAACATTAGCCATTTCTTCGAGATCTCCGACAAGGTTTTCTATCTTGTAAGCGAGTAATCCGTTTGTGCTGAAGGACTTCTTCAGTATGTCAAGATTTGACTCTAGCTTACGATTGTTTTCTAACTTTTCCGAATATTCTTCAAGTTGTGCAAGAAACTCATCAGTCTGCTCTTGTATAACCTGTATTCGGGTATTTCGACGAGTTATTCGCTCGTTTTCTGCTCCGATTCTTGAAAGCTCTTCTTTTGACTCTCGTAAGCGCCTCTGCACGTCTGACAGCCTACCTTCAAGCTCTTGCTGATCCAGCAAATCCGTCTGTAGGCTTCTGTCGATGCTTCGGTACAAATCTTCCCAATCTTTCTTGCTCTGCTGATCCCGTTCATAGTCAGCATTTTCAGATTTGATGTCGACAATTTGTCGTTGAAGATCTTCAACTCTTCCTGTAGCTTTTTCATGTTTAGCCTCTTCTGTTTCTTTCATAGCTTTTTCAGCAGAGCTGTCAAGCGGCCCGCCGCAGGTTGGACAAGTGTCCCGAATATCCCCTAATTGCTTGATAATTCGTTGAGCACCCGTAGCGACTGCTTTCTCAGACCCTAGTTCTGACTGTAAATCATCGTAAGATCTATACTGTGCTGTCGAGGAATTGACTTCATTGATGTCAATAGACTCGAGTTGCTTTTTATATAAATTGTTTGTTTGAATTTTTTTATTTTTTTCCGAAATATTTTCAATTTCTATCGTAAGTGAACGCAAAGTCTTTTCATCTTCCGATGTATCAATTTCTAAATCTAACAAGGGTAGTATGGATGTATCACTCAATTTATTTTCTTCTAACCATTTTTCAACAGTTGAAAGTTTCCCTGCTATTGTATTTGACGTAGAGGTTACTTCTTTTGAAGCACTTTTAAATATATCAAATAATTCAACATACTTTTCTAAGTGTAACAAGTCTATAAGAAACTTCTTGCGATTCGCATCTGTAGCAGTTAAAAACTGTAAACTCGCATTTGTGTTTTGATACACTAGCTGTGAGAAAGTTTTAAAATCTACACCAATAATTTCTTGTAGAGTCTTGTAAGTATTTGTAGCCGTATGACTAGAAATATCTTCACCATTACACTCTAGTTTTACTTTTATACTATTCTTACGATTGATTGTTATTTCGTATCTATCTGTATCTTTTGTAAAAGACAAATAGATATTGTAACCATTATTAACATAACGATTAGGAATGTCTGCTTTTTTAATCCCTTTTGAATTTTTATTGAACAACGCTTCTTCTATAATTAATGGTATAGATGACTTGCCCATACCATTTGTTCCCAGAATCTGGGTTACTGTGTTGTCGTCTAATTTTAACTCATTACCAGAACCATAACTAAAACAGTTATCCCATCTCAACGTTTGTAGTGTAATCATTGTATGTGCCTATTATGTCTGGTATTTTGTCAGGATTAATTTCAAGTATATAAGTCAGGTACTCTGATAGCTCTTCTTGTATGGACATTTCTTTATCCATAATAAGTGTAGCCTCTGACTTTCGTTTTACTACTTTTTTATCCAACAGCTCAGAGTTCTTTACTGTTGCAAGATCTTGTATATCGCCCTCTATCTCATAGATAGTATGGTCGTAGTCTGTAGGTATCATTTCATCTTCTGTAGCTACTGTCTTGCGTAATAGCTGAGGAAGTCTGAACTCTTCCCACATCCAATCCCAGTTATTTTCATTAATCAATAGATACCCGGTTTTTACCTTTGTTCTATGAAATGATGTAGTCATGGGACTACCTGGATATACAATATTTTTTTGTGTATTACTGTGACTGTGTAAGTCGCCTGCGAATACTACAGGGAAATCTTCTAGTAAGTCTAGGTTGATTTCTGGTTTGACGTGAGGTGGTATCTCTCCTCTGACATGAGTGAACAAGGGCATACTCTTATCAAAATGATCTATAGCACCTTTTCTGTGTAAGTCAGCGTAAGGTAATATGCCGTAACCTAAATCTTGGTCTATATATGATATATCTACTACATTTATTAGAGGGTTGATGTCCCGCGAGACTTGCTTTAGTTGGCTAAAGAAAGTCTTGTTCTTTTTAGTAGCTTCGTGATTTCCATCATAGATAATTGTTGGAATCTTTACTCCACGAATAAATCTGAAGTAAAGTTCCAACTCTTCCATATTCGGGAGACGATCAAAGAGATCGCCCCCGATTATGTGCATATTACACTCTTTCTCTAACTCATAGATCTGGTCAAAGAACTTTTGATAACGGTTTGTAGCCCACTTGACTGGGACATTTTTCTGACCCAGTTTTATGTGCCAGTCTGCCGTAAAGAGAATCATCCTACATTAAACTCTTCTTCAAGAAGCTGGTCATCAGCTTCGTTGCCTGCGTTGCGTACTCGATCAAGAAGCTCTTTCTGTGCGTCAGGCGTAGGACGAGGCATTACATCATCCATAGACTTTAGTTCACCTACTAGTGCTAACTCGTCCTCAGTAAGAGCGCGAGGCTTGCACTTGAGTGCTTGTAATTGATACTCAACATTGTAAGGAAGTGGGCCAGTTTTGACGCGCTT